GCCTAGTAATTCATTTAGTTTTGCTACGTGTGGGCATAAATCCCAGCTTACTTGTTGCCCTGCTATGTTGCCTGTTATAGGTGAGCATGATGCAGTGGGGAAAGTTGGAATCCAGTTTGACCATCCCAAATCTTTGAAGGCGCCATAATCGCCATCAATATCGTCAAGCATGTCTGTACTTTTTTTAATTTCATCATTGATTTTTTGCTGATTTTCGGCAGTTACGTCGCCAGGTAGTTCACAGTCATCACATTTTAAAGCGTTTTTAATTTCATCAAGGTTAGTTTTAATTTGTTGCTGTGTGCTTTCCTTGTTTAGGCTTGATATATCTAATTGAGGTGTTGTGCTTGTCAGTGTGCCTGTGCCGCTTGTTGCAGATGTTGAAATCCCTGTTACGGCTGGGGGGTTTGTTCCGTTTGGTGCAGACATATTAATAACAGTGTTATTGGTTGTATTAGTTGAATAGTCTGGTTTATTGACTGTAATAGTTGAGGTGCCATCTGTGTTGATTTTAGTCGTTGTAATCGTGCCAGTGTTATCTTTCACAGTTACTGTATCGCTTGTTACAGTTGCAATAGTTGAAGGCAAAATGTCGGCTGGGTTTGCTTGACTGTCAGTTGAAAAGGTGTTGCCAGTTCGTTTAATTTCTTGAACGCCTTTCATTGGCTTAATAACTAGTAAGTTGTTTTGAACGTTGCAATTTGAACCGTTTTGGGTGTATCCAGTTGGGCATCTTACTTGAGTGTATAAAGGGGCATTTCGTGTGCCATTAACAGTGCCATTTGCATTGTAGATTGTGCCGACACATCTGTCAGTGCTTGAGTTATATGTAACATTATGACTACCGCCAACAGGTGTTGCGGCATCACCCGAAACAGTGCATGCCTCGGCTTTTGTTAGTTTTGAATATGTTGAATCGTATGTTTGGGAAACTGAATAATAAGTGGTTGCTGTGATTGTTGATGGTGGCTGTGTTGGGCTAGTCCAGCCCTGTGGTGTTATTAGTGGTTTGTTGGGGTCTAGATATACAGTGATGGCAGATGTTGAAGGTGTAGAGCTTGAATTAACGTGGTTATCAATGAGTATGGCTACGCCTAATGCGCCTAATGCTAAACCGCCTGTTAAGGCAATTGCTGTGCCAGTTGCTAAAGCCATTACTACGCCAAGAGAACCAGCCGCGGCAAGTGTTGTGCCTGCAAGATTTTGCTTATTGATTTCAGCGTGTGATGGTGTGCTGATAACGGCAGTTATTAATAAGATAATGCCTAATTTTTTTAGTATTTTTTTCATCACCAATTATCCCAGTTTATTCGTTCTACAGATTTAGTTAGCAGTTGGTCGTTTTGACGTCTGTTTTGATTTTCGATCGAAATATCAGTTTGTCGGTTTCCGTTGCTTTCTCTTGATTCGTATTTAGTGCTTTTTGTTGCGCATGATGTTTGACTGGCAATCAGTCCGATGAGTAAAACAAATCGCCAGTTTTTCATCAATGTTACTTAAACTTTGTTGCCGAAACGTTTGAACAGTTTGATTACTACTGTTAAACCCAAGCCCAAAGCCACGATTGGGAAAGCTAAGTCAAAAATTGCTTGAATGTTTGCAGAGATTTCAGTAAAAGTTGTACCAACTCCAGCAGGCAATGCGGCTTGCGCTTGAGTTGCTAGGGTTGCTGTTACTACGGTTAAGGCTGATAAAATTGCATTACGTGATAATTTCATTTTTATTACTCCAGTTAATAACTCGCTTGATTAAGCCTTCAACCCTTGCAGGGTTTCGGCTTTCAAAAGGCGCGAGTTTTGCCCATTGATTTATAGAAAGTCTGAAAACTTTCTGAAATGTAAAATTATTAGTCCAATCGCGTAACCAGTCACCCAAGCACTCAAGATAAAACCGCATAGCTCTACTAAATCGGTGTTCATCGTTGTTGTCCTGCTATTAAACCTAGACCAAATGTAACGACTAAGCTTGCTATGAATAGAATATCTTGAATTGAATAAGCGTCTAACATCATGCGACTTTCATCTGTGACTGTTGCCAATACCATGTTGGTGCTTCAATGTCTTGCAGTGTGATTACTTCAATACGAGAGTTAATGCGAGTAATGTTGCTTGGCTGTTTAATGTCTATACCGTATGGCAAGAGTTTTTTGCGCCACATTTGTCGTGTTCTAAGTGTTACGCAGTTGTCACCCCAAACATCTTTGCCAGCCATCCATGCGAGGGCAATATGCCCGAACCGCCCTTCGATGTCCTCTAATTGGGTGCGAATTGCTGTGCCACGAGTAAGCACTTCTGTAAATCTGCCGTATATGATGTTGTCCATTGTTTGCGCCTTTGCGTCTATGATTTTCCATGTTGCTATGTCTTGCAGTTGATGTTTTTGTAAGTAGCGTGATTTGATTGATATTTCATGGCGCACGATGCCATTTTGTTTTACAAATTCTATTAGTTCGGGGGAGGCATTTGAGCCCATTGATTCAGCTTTAATGTAGAGCTTTGAGCTTTGAAACTTTGAACCTTCATTCCAAACTACGCCAGTATTTCCATATTGTTTTACAGTTGCGCGTTTACCAGCATCTTGGCCGCCTAGGTAATGAACTAAGCGAACCGCTTTTGCTTGATTGCCTGCTGAATAGTTTCGGGTAAGGTCGATTCGCGTAATGCTTGCGCCACCATCAAGTCTGCCCGAGCTTGTATTGAATTTTTTTTCTGTGAAGGCTGGAAGGTTAAAGTTTGACAATATTTTGTTAGCAAGAGCAATACATTCAGAAACACTGAAACCGAATACATTGTCAGTGCGATTGAGCCTGCCAATATTGCCATCCAAGTGAATGCTGTGACCATCTGACCGTATCCTAATTTTTGTATCGTATGAGCCAACGTGTTCAAATTTTGCCGTTGTGGTCCATTCGATTTCACCGAATTCATCTACGCAAAAAATTGAACCATTATTTATGACTGGCATATCAATACCATAATGTGTTTGATGTATTGATAGCCAATCACAGAGCACCATTTTAGGCGGCTTGTTGAAGTGGTTTAACGTTGATTAATTTCATGTAATTCAAGCTGACTTGAATTCGAGCATTGCGGTCTAAATATAGGCATTGTGGGGTTAGTTGGTACATGCCTGCTTCAAAAGCATTTTGATTTTCATTCAGAATGATTTCAATTTTATCGGGGGTTTCATCAATGTTGCCATCTGCATTCACCATGAAAGCTAAAACTTTTTGTAAGCGCATTGAACGTGGTAATTTTGTTACTTTATCGAGCCATTCGCGTTTTTGAACTGTTACGTCTTTTACTTGAATTCTAATCATGGTGTGTCATCCTTTAAGTTTGCTTACATTTTGTAAGTACGTTATTTATACTTACAATTTGTAAGTAATGCAAGTTTTATTTTGGCGTATAGTTATAAACTGAAAGGAAGGTGTCTATGACAGTCATCGAATATATTGAGGCGTGCAAGATTAAGCTTGATGTTTCAAGTAGTTATGCGCTATCAAGGGAGTTGGATATACCCGAAAATTACATCAGTGATTTTTACAAGGGAAAGCGTGTGCCCGATGAGCTGGTTTGCTTTAAATTTGCTGATTGTTTAGGGTTGTCACCCACGTTGGTAATTGCGGAAATAAACGCCCAAAATGAGAAAAAGCCCGATAAAGCTTTGTTTTTTAAACATTTTTTGACTACGGTAGGCTTGTGGATAACTTTAGCCGTAATACCGCTATTCTTAGGCAGTCATTCCGAGAGCGTACAAGCAAATGGAAAAAGTGAAAAAAGCTTTATGAATCAACATAAAGCCCCATTATACGAAGTCATTAAAAGCCAAATCGTGAAGTTATTGCGCTTGCTTTTCATGGTGAAAAACGAAGAAAATTTCGCATAGTGTACGTGTAACTGACAACGTACACTAAGATAAGAAAAAGAGCCTTGCGGCTCTTTTTTGCATTGTGGGCTTTGTCAGATGGTTTTGCTTTCAGGGCGCGAAGTATCGTTCAAGCAATTTAACATATTGTGACGCGAAGGCTTGCATTGTTGGCTGTAGCGTTGCGGTCTACATCCCTTGCGGGATAAAGCAGTTAAATTGGTTTATTTGCATAGGTTAGCCAGCGGTAAGCATTAATATTGTTACGTGTAAGGGCTATTGCGAGGGCTGTAGCATAATAGAAAATAACCTTGAGGGCAATGAGCTTTGTTTTAAGTTTAGATGGCTCATAGCGTCCTTCTAGGTGCCAGCGTGATAGTTTAGTGTGTGTGCCATGTGGGTAGTTATCCGTAAACACCTGTTTTGTGTCGTATGAGGTGTACAAGTCTTTGGCGCGGAATGTCCAGCGGTCTGCATTGACTTTGTTTTTGTACATAACAGCGCAAGTGTGGATTTTTGGCAATTTCAAGGGTTTGCTTTTCGGGTGAAAGTGCTTCCACAACCGTCCGATAATCGGAACGTTGATTTTCGAATAATCACTCATGTTGCAATGGTAATCCATTAACGAGCCAATCAGTTGCTTGTCGATTACTTCAAAGTCTTGCACTAGTAGCATTACGTCATAGCCATGTTTACGTGAGTGTACAAGCCAGTCAATGACACCTTCCCTACTTTTGTCGTTCCAGTTGCGCGTATTAAGCCATGTTAAACATTCGTCTAAAACTAGTAGTCCATTGTTATCGTTATCGTAGGTTTCATTTCCTGTAGGTAGGCAGTCCAAGTCGAATTTTGAGGGCTTATCTGGCAGGCGTATGTAATTAATTTTTGAGTTGGTTTTAGTGCAGAGTTTGTCTAGAAATACGTCGATATTTCCAGCTATTACTTTGCCTTCGCTTGCATATTCTCTAATTTTTTGGATGGCGGCTAGACCCTTGCCGGAACCTAGACCGCCAGTAATGAAGTAAACAGCCATCAACTTGCCTTAGTAATTAAGTCAATTTTAGTGGTGACCATGTTGTAAGCCTCTTTACATATTTTGCCGCTTAAGATTGCTGAAACTACCGATATGAAATTGCTTGGAATGAACCATGCTATAGCACTGTAAATCCATGCAGGGATGACGATTGCAGCAGTGATGCCAAATAGTATTGTTTTCATGCAAAATATTAGTGCGATTGTTGCTGTGATAAAGGCGAGAACGGATGCTGTCGATACTGCAAACTTTCTGCCAAAGATGGCTAGAAAATAAACAAATAAGTTTGTGAAAGCTGAACCTAGTAATCCGAATAAACCAGCGAGTATTGGCATTTTTAATCCCTTTTGAAAAACATACCTGTTATTGTCCAAGCACCAAATAAATTCATGAGCCAGCCTAGTAATTCATTTAGTTTTGCTACGTGTGGGCATAAATCCCAGCTTACTTGTTGCCCTGCTATGTTGCCTGTTATAGGTGAGCATGATGCAGTGGGGAAAGTTGGAATCCAGTTTGAC